ATGGACGGGTACAATATTTATTCCGCCATTCTTCAGACCAAAACAAAGGTTGACACATTTTGTGTTGGCATTGCCGCAAGCATTGCCGCCGTTATATTTCAAGCCGGACGAAGCCGAATCATGTCCGATTATGGCGTATTGATGTATCATAACCCATACGGCGGAAATGATGAACAACAATTGGCCAAAATGCGCGAAAGTATTGCCGTAATGGTTGCAAGCCGTGCCGGAAAAACAAAAGATGATGTGTTGAAATTAATGGACAAAACATCATGGATTGATTCGCAAGAAGCAATGGAAGTTGGATTGTGTGATTCAATAATGGATTCCGCCGATTCTAACAAAAAACGCAAAATTTCAATATCCGAACCCGTTGCCATGTGGCGCGAATGTTCAAAAATAGTCAATACAATTCTTAACATAAACCAAATTCAAATGATTAACGTCATCAACAAATTGGGGTTAGACGGCAAAGCGGGAGAAAAGGAAATCCTTGATGCCATTGACGCCCTGAACAAAAAAGGTTCAGACCTTGACGCAATGAAATCCGAACTTGAAAAAATGCAAGCGGAATGCGACGAACTGAAAAGAAAGTACATTGAAGCCAAGGAAGAAGCCGAAGCGAAAAACAAAGCCAAGGAAGAAGCCGAAGCAAAGGCAAAAGAAGAAGCCGAAGCGAAGGAAGAAGCCGAATGCAAAGCAATGGTTGAAAATTTTGCCAAATCCGGCCGCATCAAAAACGACGCGCAAGTCATTGAACAATGGGTAAAAACTGCAAAAGCACAAGGAATTGCCGAAACAAAAGCAATGATTGAAGCATTGCCGTTGAACAAGCCGGCAAACGTTATTCCGACAACATCCGGAACGATTGCAGACCCACACACAACGCCAATGAACGCCGTTCGTCTTATGGCTGAAGTAATGAACAAAAACAAAAAAAAGTAATTTAATAACCAACAATAATCAATTATGTCACTGATAATTAATGACACCACCTACGCCGGAACATTCGCATCCTATTTTTGGCTGCCCGCCACCTTCGGCATGGACACAATCAAAAAAGGCGGCGTGTATGTTCAAGACGGAATCAAGAAAAAACACACCATTGGACGGATTGATTTTTCCAATCCATTACAACCACGTCAAGCCACGCCAACATCAAGTGGTAATTTTACCATTGACGGCAAAGTGCTTGAACCTCAAGACCTTATGTTGTATACCGAATTTAACCCACGTGATTTTGAGGCCCATTGGCTTAGTGAACAATTAAGTCCAACATTGTTGGCGCGTGAAGTACCCGTGACCGCCGAAAACTACATGATTCAAATGGGATTGAACAGGATGTTTGAGCAAATTGAAACCGCAATTTGGATGGGTTCAACAACCTACACCGCAACGCCCGGTTCATCCGGAAACGGACAAATTTGTTTCTTTGACGGATTTTTGAAGAAAATGGTTGCCGACGGAAACATTCAAAAAGTCCCTTCACCACTTCCATTGTCCGCCGCCGCGTCTTCCGTATCTGTTTACAACGTTGTTGATGCAATGAACGCCCTGTTGGACCTTGCCGCACAATACAAAAAGGCCCTTTTGGCCCGCGCAAATAGATATGAGCGTTTGAAGTTTTTTGTGTCAATTAAGACCGAACAAATCTATCAAACATTCATCACAACATCATTGACATATAAGGGTGTGAACACTACCGACAGAGGTATCAACACCTTCAAAGGATATGAGATTGTACCACTTGCCGGTTTCCCGGATGACACCATTCTGTTTTGCGAAGGACTGCCCGACACGTCATCAAATCTTTACGTTGGTATGAACTCAACAGAGGACAACCAACTGCAACTGATGCGTCTTCAAAACAATTCCGAATTGTTCTTCCTGAAAGGACTGATGAAGTACGATGTTCAGTACGGATTCTCTGAAGAAGTGTTCCTGTTCACTACCCTGACAACCGGAAGTTTTAATGCTTAATCTTAAATTGAAAATTGAAATGAAAAATTTGTTTTTATTTATTGCCTTGTGCATTGGCGTGACCGCGTTTGGTCAAAGCACATCCCCGCGTTTTGGAACACTAAAAAACCAAGACAACACGTACCGCGTATTGACCCTGAAGAAATCCGCCATTGTGGATGACGCCGGAAATGACACGTTGAGTGTATCACCCAACGCATATTTTTCGTATGTGACATGTACCGCCGTTGATTCCTTCAGCGTGAAAATTGGAAGCGTTGCCAATTCTTATTTTGGCGACAACATTCAACTGATTGTAAGTGGTGTATCCGGAAACAAAGTGAAATTTGTTGGTTCCAATTTATTGACCGCCGGGACCGCAACATTATCATCAAATGGACGTGCCGTTGTCACTTTAGTTTTTGACGGCGCAAAATGGGTTGAATCCGCCCGCGTTGTACAATAATTATGAACCCAACGGATATTGCCAAATTAGCGTTTGACGCCCTTCCGCGCGTGAACGAAATATGGGTTGACAACAAGGGCAATTTTCACCTTCATCCCAACAATGGGGGCGTTTGCATACAAAGAAATGCCCCCGTTGTTTCAAACACGGATAATGAGGAAACAGAAAAGCGGAAAAGTAAAAAAACCAAGAAAGGGGGGTTGTAATATCCCCCTTTTTATTAAAAAAAAAAAAATGGCACTAAACGACATTACATTCATAAAGGGCCAAGGGGGATTGGGAAGACCAATTGCCGGCCAAGATTATATTTCCGGTCTGTTGCTATTTTGCGACAATGCGGACCTTCCGTCAGGTTGGACCACATCAAGCCGGGTGCGTTTGATTTCATCATTAGAAGACGCGGAAAACAATGGAATCACAAATGATTCAAGTGACGCAACGGCGGCAACATTCACTTATTTAATCACGGCATTTGGTGCAACCGGCGACGGATTGAAACTTGTGTACAACGGAATCAACGGCCCGGTGACAATATGTGATTACAAAGTTGCGGCCGGTGTGAACACAATTGATTTGCAAGGCGCGGCAATTGCGGCCCTTATCAACGCAAGCACATACACCAACAACATTTCCGCCGCATATAACACAGGGACGAACACGTTGACAATCACGTTGCCAAAAAGCGAAGGAATATACCCAACGACCGGAACGACAATTGTGAAGACAGAAACAGGCACATTTGCCGGCACATTATCACAACCGACCGGCGGAGCGTATTCAATCAAAGATAGATTTCATTACCAAATTAGCGAATTTTTCCGTGCCAATCCAAAAGGATTGTTGTACGTTGGATTTTATGAAATTCCTGTTTCATACGATTACACGGAAGTCACATTGATGCAAAATTACGCGGACGGAAAAATACGTCAAATTGGGGTATTTGTAGATTCCCAAGCGTTTGTTGTTGGTGATGTTCAAGTGTTGCATGATGAAATTGTGACCAATTGTGACGACAACCACAGACCATTGTCCGCCCTTTACGCCGGTGATTATGCCGCCGTAACGGATTGGTCAACATTGGCAAATCTTAACACATACGACGCAAACAAAGTGAGTGTTGTGATAAGTCAAGACGGAGCGGCACAAGGATACAAATTATTCCAAGCATCCGGCGTAAGTTGTCCAACATTGGGCGCGGCATTGGGAGCCGTATCTTTTGCATCTGTTTCGGATGACATTGCATGGGTTGCCAAATTTAACGTATCAAACGGACGTGAATGTGATACACCCGCATTGGGAAATGGTGATTTGATTAAAAATCTATCCGTCAATTTATTGACATTAATCAACAACTACCGGTATATTTTCCTTCGCAAATACGTTGATTTGGCGGGAACATATTGGAATGATGACCATGCCGCAATCACACAATCATCCGATTATGCGTATATAAGCAACAACCGGACAATTGACAAAGCAATTCGCGGGGTGTATTCTTCAGTTCTTCCGGCCCTTGCAAGTCCCTTATTGCTGAATGCAGACGGAACGTTGACAGACACCACAATTGCATATTTCACATCATTGGCGCAAGTCAATTTGTTTGAAATGTTAAGAAATGCGGAAATAAGCGCGCAATCCGTTACAATTGACCCAACGCAAAACGTGTTGGCGACAAATACATTGGAAATTTCCATTGCAATTGTTCCCGTTGGTGTAGCGCGTCAAATCATTGTTAAAATAGGATTCACAACTTCAATTGCATAAACATGGCAAATCCACTAATAAACGGCGTCAATTATTCATGGTCCAATGTCAAACTTGTATTGTTTGGCGTTCCGGTCATTGGAATCACACAAATTGAATACAAACGCAAGCAGAACAAAGAAAACAACTATGGAATGGGAACGGAACCCATTTCCCGTGGATACGGCAACAAAGAATATGAAGGCAAAATCACCTTGTATCGTGAAGAATGGAATTCAATAATCATTGCGGCCCCAAGCCGGGACCCACTTGAAATTGCGCCATTTGACATTCAAGTTGCATTTGCCGGAACCCGCGTTGCGCCCGGATTGGACATCCTTCGTGCATGTGAATTTTTGGAAGACCCATTCACAATTGCACAAGGTGACACAAAAGTGTTGGTTGAAATTCCCTTGATTATTGGGTTGATTGACCATGTGGCATAAATATTTGCGTATCGTTGTTTGAGCGATTGGGGGGGGAAATATTTTCCCCCTTTTTTGTTTGAATTTATTTATTTTTGCATTATGGAAATACAAGAAAAAATCAACGAAAGAGCGCAAGAATTAAGCAAGATTCACGGATGTGTTGTTCATCCTTTGTATTTTGTGGATGAAGAAGGAAATGCCGTCATTGGATATTTCAAGGAACCGCCGCGTTTTGTAAAAATGAAAATGTTGGACAAAAGCGTTACAAATCCAATAAGCGCGGCAAGTGACATCATTGACGGGTATCTTATCAAGGAAGAATCCGACGTGCGCATATATGATGAAAGACCTGAAAATGACAAATACTACATTGGCGCAACGATTGAAGCATCAAAAAAAATTGAAGCGGCAATAAATCAATTCAAAAAAAAATAGTTGACGCATTGAGTGAGGAATTGGACCCACTCAATAAACGTGCAGCGTTGGCAATGTATTTTTTTGGGATTGATGTTGACAAATGTTCGGACGACGATTACGCAAAATATATCAAATGGGCGGACTATGTACAAACCACATTCAATAATCAAAAGTAAAGAATTGCCGGCATGCCAATAAACAACGAAGTCCAATACACCCTTAGTTTGCGTGACCTGATTTCAAAAGGGATTGAAGGTATTGAAAAGAAGGCGCAATCACTTGACAAACAATTAAACACGTTAGTCAAGGGAAGCATTGCGGCCATTGGCGCATATGAAATATACGAATTTGCGAAAGGTTCGGTTGAAGCGTTTGGCGAAGCAGAAAGGGCAAGCGTAAAATTGGACAATCAATTGCAGAATAGCGGACGCGCGTCCGACCAATTACGCAAGGCATTGGACGACCAAGCCGAAAGTTTAATGAAAGTGTCATTGTTTGATGATGATGCAATCACGGGAGCGCAAGGAATCATTGCCGGGTATAAAGGAATAAGCAATGAATTGATGAACAATTCAATTCCCGCAATTGTTGACGCGGCGTCCGCAATGGGTGTTGATTTGGCAAGTGCGGCCAACGCCGTTGGTGCGGCATTGGAAGACCCGGAACAAGGGTTAAGAAAACTGAAGGGATTGAATATCATTCTTTCTGAAGAACAAAAAGAATACGTCAAATCATTGACCGACGCGGGGAAAAAACAACAAGCACAAGCATATTTGTTGGACATCATAAAAGACAAATATAAAGGTGCGGGACAGGCAATGGCGGAAGCCGGCACGGGTCCAATGGTTGTGTTGGGGAATCAATTGGGAAATGTGAAAGAAAGTATTGGCGAATTGATTGTTGACATTATTCAAGGCCTTCAACCCGCAATCCAAGTTGTTGGCGAATTGATGAAAAGTTTTACCGAATTTTTAACAAATAATAAGACAGAAATTAAGGCCGTAGCATTTGGCGTGGCATTGGCCGCCGGCGCATTTGCCGTGTACAAAGTTGTGACAATGGCGTCCGCGTTGGCTACCACAATAATGACAACATCCATTTCAAGTTTGACGGCGGCAATGTTGGCGAATCCTGTTGGGTTGTTTGTCGCGGCAATTGCGGCCATTGGCGTTGTTTTGTATGAAGCGTGGGAGCGTTCCGAAACATTCAGGAAAGGCGTATTGGCCGTTTGGGAAGTTGTCAAAACGTATGTTGGAATGATGATTGACTACTTCAAAAATTTGGGAACAATTGTCATGGGCGTATTCACTTTTGATGCGTCAAAAATCAAGGAAGGATTGTCAAACATGGTTGATTTGGCAAAGGGTGCGGGGGAAAAATTTTCCAAAGCGTGGGACAAAGGGAAAAAAGAAGGAGCAACAAGTTGGGCGGCAAGTGAACTTGAAAAAAAAGAAGGCGTCATCCCTAAAGGTGGACCAACAACACAAGGACCGACAGGGCCGCCAACGGCAAAAGTATCCGAACCCAAAGGAGCAACAGGAAACAAGGCAACCACTATCAACATAACAATCAACAAATTGGTTGAAAACTTTAGTGTATCCACCACAAATGTTACAGAAAGCACGTCAAAAATACGGGAATTGGTTGCGACCGCATTGACAGACGCATTGAATGATTCACAAATTATTGCCGGTGTCTAATTACATAATTGATTCAAAATTTCTTCCCCCGGCATTGACCGGATTGGGGCGTATTCCCGTAATTATTGCCAATCAAATTGCGTCCGCCGTTAATTTGAAATACAATCCATACGAAGGGCGTCCGGAATTGATACAAAAATATGCCAAAGATGCGCCCATTGGAATGTCTATTTTGGGAACCCCAATATACACGGATTTGTCATTGTTGGGGTGTCAATATACGGACAACATTACGAACGAAATTGTCACCTTAGCCAATGAAAGGTTCAGGGCCGGCGGGACCAATGCATCCGCATTTTACATGAATTTAGAAAGCATCATTTGCACAATCAACCAAGTCCAAAGAATAATCAAAACAGAAATACAAGGCAGAAACGGAACAATCAAAGAATACATTGGCGCGGATGACATGCAAATCACAATCAACGGGGTCATAACCGGGAAAAACGGCGTGCATCCGAAAGAAGAAGTGATAAGATTGAAAAAATGGTTGGATGCCCCCGTTGCCAAAGGCATCACATCATGGTGGACGAATAACTTAGGGTTGAACAATATTGTGGTTGAAAATTATTCCTTCCCACAAACGCCGGGGGGATATTCATACCAACAATTCACAATCAATGCAATTTCGGATATGCCCGTGGAATTAAGAATACAAGGACAATGAAAACAAACATGGTTCGTTGTGTCACGGAAATTGGCATTTCGGCGTCGCCCGAAAGTCACCGCGACATTAAAATGACATTCAACTTTGTGAATGAATTTGAAGCGGCGGACACATGGGTTGATTTGACGAATCAAGCGCGTATTGTGTTTCCCAAAAATTTCTATGTACGGGATGAATGGAATAGGTTGTTTCCATTGGGCGGCACAAATTCATCAAAATACATTGATTATTTGTTTCGCCGGGGGGATAGTGTGACAATCAATTATGGATATTATACATATGATGAATTGGGGCGTGAATTTTTGGATATGCCGGCGGACCCTGTATTCACCGGGTATATTAGCAAAGTAAATTCAAAGATTCCAATTGAATTGGAATGTGAAGACAACATGTGGTTGTTGAAACAAATACCATGCAAACCACAAGTGTGGCCCAAAAACAAAAGTGTTGAAGAACTTTTGAAATCATTATTGGTTGGGACAGATTTCAGCGTAAGCGCATCCGAAAATACAAATGTTGGAAGTATAACAATTCAAAAAGAAAGCGTTGCGCAATTGCTTGTCCGTCTTCAAAAAGATTATGGATTGGAAAGTTATTTTAAGAACAACGAATTGCGTATTGGATTTTCAATATATAAAACGGAAGAAGCAAAAGAACACACGTTCATATTCCAACAAAACATCATATCCGACAATTTAGAATTTCAACGCAAAGATGACGTGAAATTGTCCGCCGTTGTCACATCCAACATTGAAAAGGTTGAAGGGACCAACAAAAAAGGGCAACAAAAAACCAAAACGGAAAAGATTGAATTGCTTGTGTACAACGAAGATGATGTGTGGAAATTTGAAGAAAAACAAGCCGGGCAAAATTTTCCGGAAAATTTGGAAGGGGAACGCCGGTCCCTTAATTATGTAAATGTGACCGACAAACAAGTGTTATTTGAAAGGGCCAAAAATGATTTGACAAAATATTACTATACAGGATTCAAGGGGACATTTACAACATTTGCAATTCCATTGGTTCGCGTTGGCGACCATGTCACAATCAATGACCCAATACTTCCGGACCGAAACGGAAAATATGTTGTCAAATGCGTAAAATATACCGGCGGAATAAATGGTCACAGACAGGAAATTGAACTACATTACAAGTTATGAGCGCACGACAAACAAGTGACAGGGCAATAAGGGCCGCAATACAATCAATGGCCGGAACGTTTGGACAGGATGTTGTCAAAATTGTTGTGGGGAAGGTTGAAAGTGTAGATGAAGACGCATCAACATGTGATGTTTTGATATATGGAACGGATGAATCCCTTATCATACCGGATGTGAATTTGCAAGTTGGGGTGTGTGACGGCCTTCAAATACTTCCCGTTGTTGGTTCGGACATACTTCTTATCACATCAACATACAATAAGCCATACATTATTGGGTATAGTGATGTTGACAAATATTATTTGCAAATTGGTGATAGTCAAATGACAATCAACAATGACGGGACCATGCAATTCAATGACGGAAGTTATGAGGGATTGGTAAAGGTTCAGGAATTGACTGACAAATTAAATAATTTGGAAAACGACATCAATGATTTGAAGACAATATTGCAGAGCGTTTTGACAACCCCCGTAAATGAACCCGGAAATGGTGCGCCAAGTGTGTTTCAACAAGCCATGAACGCGGCATTGTCTTCTTATTACGGCCAACAATTAACACCAACACAACAACAGGATATTGAAAACCCCGACATAACCCATGGCACGATTTGACATTAAATTACAAGACAATGAACCCGTCGCAGTAAACGGAGATTTTGTATTGGCAGAAAGCGACGCCCAACACATTGAAGATACAATCCGGGCATTTCCAGGAACGTGGAAACAATTTCCGTTGGAAGGCGTTGGAATAGGAGCGTATCAATTTAGTCCAATGGAAAAACAGGCCTTGCAAAAAAGCATCCGTCTACAATTGACGGCGGACGGGTATAGCGTTGGTAACCCAATTATTGAAATGGATTCTTCAGGAAATGTATTAATAAACCCCGACGCACAATGATAAAAGAATTTTCAACATACAATGGACAATCATTTTCGGATGTAGTCATAAACACATACGGAAGCATGGATTTTTATGCACAATTCTTAAATGACAACAATTTAAGTCCAACGGACATCCCCGCATCCGGACAAATTGTGGTGTGGGACACAAATGAAGTTGTGGACCAATCCATTCAACGTTTTATTTCGGATAATAACGTTATTTTTGCTACAAATCCAAGTGAAGAAGAATTCAATAATTTACTTCTTCCAAGGATAAAAATGGAAGACGACAATTATATATTACAAGAAAACGGAAGGTTCATATTGTTATGAGTTTAGACAAGAAAATTTCACAACTTCCGGCGGCGACCGGCCCGGTTCCCGGAAATCTGTTTGCCATTGTTCAGAACGGGGAAACGAAAAAAATTGATTATTCCGATTTGTTTGCACAACAATTGGCGGATTTGTCAACATTGAACGCCGCAATTTCGGCCGGCACATTGATACCGGGGGCAATTTATTATTTGACCAATGTACAAGTGACAATGGCGGAAACAATACCGGCAAAAATATACCTTCAGGCCGCCGGCGTTGACAAACTGAATCCGAATGCGTTGCGTCTTCAATTGGTTCCCGATTATTCCACGCCATTTTGGTCATCCGGTGGTTCGTATTCTATTGGCGACAAAGTCATTTGGGGTTCGCGTGTGTGGGAAAACTTGAATGGAAATGTTGGAACAAGTTTGGATGCTTTGACGTTGGATTCAGAATGGAGCGAAGTGCCGTATGTTGCCGGTGTTGATTATTCCGAAATCATCATACCTTGTGTGTACGACATAAACAACGACATAATTGTGTCCCAAGAATTAAACGGAATCAAAACACAAACAAGCGTTGATTTGATTACAGGCGTTGGACATTCGTGTTGTGATTATTCCGATTGGGGACAAAGTTTTGATATTTGCGGCAAAGTGTCTTTGTTGGGAATAGGATTTCTGAACAATCCAAATTTGACAACTTTTGCAAACGTAACCGCCGTTGGTGTCATCAACAATTTGTGTGTTGCAATTACGAATTGTCAAGCAATTTCAGACAAGTTGACGACCGCCGGCGGGGACGCAAGCATTGTTGGAAACGAATGTCAAGATATTGCCAACATCACTAATTTTACGTCAATAAAAAATATTCCTTCTTCAGTCACATCATATGTATGGGTAACGGATGAAGAAACAGGATACATTGAATTTGATTTGGACACATATCCAATTTTGATTGGAACAATTGTTATTGGTTGCATTACCGATACAGACAAGGCAATATGCGAAGTGACAATGAATTGCGACGGCGGATTGCCCGGCGGCGTGACATTTGATTTTGGAATTGACACAGACGACCCAACACACGTCACAATGACGTCAAACAACATTAATTCAGCACCACAAAGGGATACAACCATTTCAGCACGCACAACGGCATTCAATAGAGAATTGGTGTTAAGCGTAACGGGTGGGGATGCGAATTCCGGAAAATTGTGGTTAACATACAAATACATATGATTTCAGCCGGCACATACAACATTGTTGTCCAAGAAGGGGACACCGGAACGTTGACGTTCAATTTTCCCATTACATTTTCATTAGTTGGATTTGACGCAAAAATTCAGGTCCGGGACGAACCAATGTTGAATGTGATTTGTGAATTTTCAACAGATTTGGGAAACATAAACATATCCGGTCAAGATTTGATTGTTTCAATTCAAAATGAAGACACGGAATACAAAGCGGGGAAATACAAATATGACCTTCAATTAAATGGCAACAATCAAGTCATCACAATTGCCAAAGGAAATTTTGAAATACAACCCACAATCACCAAATGAACCAATATTTTGTAATTTCAATTGACCAAGGGGATGAATTTAACATTGTTGTCAGTCCGCAAGAATCAATTGTCATAACTACAAAACAGAATGTGACATCCGTCGCATTGCAATCCGGCGAAACGGGAACGGATGTAAATGTTCAAGGTAGTCCAATAACAAGCACGGGAACGTTTGTCATCAATATTCCGGTTGCAGACGCAAACAAAACCGGCAAATTAAGCAATGAAGATTGGCAGACGTTTAACAACAAACAAGACGCATTGGGTTATACGCCGGAAGACGAAGCAAACAAAAGCACGGATGTTGACGCGGACCAAACAAGTGATATAAAATATCCAAGTGTCAAAGCAGTGTATGATTGGGCGACGGGTTTGTTTACCACGGCCGCGCAAGTTGCCGCGCAAATATCAACGGCGTTAACAGGATACGCAACCGAAGCATGGGTGTTGGCGCAAGGGTACATCACTTCTTCTTCTTTGATAAATTATGTACCATATACCGGAGCAACGGCAAACGTTGATTTGGGGGAGCGCAAAATAAAAGCAGACGCCGTTGAATTTGATTTGAATCCGGTTCATTCGCCCGGTCCGGGTCAAATAGCATACAAAGGGACAACCGGCGCATTGGCGTACTTAATGAATAGCAGTGCTGTTGAGTGCGAAATTGGTCAACAATTGTTTGCGTATGTACACAATGCAGATTCCGCACAAATTAACAAAGGGGATGCCGTGTATATATTTGGAGCATCCGGAAATAAAGTTGCCGTCAAAAGAGCGTACAACACAAGTGAACTGACATCCGCGCGGACATTGGGATTGGCCGCCGAAAATATTGCCGTCAATCAAAAGGGATTTGTTGTGTGTCAAGGCGTTTTGGAAAACATAAACACCGGAGCGTATTTGGACGGAACGCCGTTATTTTTAGGAGCAACGCCCGGCAGTTGGACATCAACATTTCCCAATGCACCAAGTCATTATGTACAATTGGGTGTTGTTGAACAATCAAGCGTTGGCAATGGAACCATATATGTAAAGATTCAAAACGGATTCCAATTAGACGAATTAAGTGATGTGGATATTGTAAGCGTTCCGCCGGTCAACAATGATGTGTTGACGTACATCACAGGAACAAACAATTTGTGGAAACCAAGAAGCATTGGAACAATTTTAGGATATACGCCACAAGAAAAAATTGTCATAACAAAAACAGGCGTCAATCAAACAACAACGTCCGCAACGGCCCAAGACATTACGGAATTAGTCATTGGCACATTGGAAGCGAATACAACATATATGTATTTTGCAAACATACGCGCGGCGTGTAATAATACCGGCGGGATAAGAATTGGATTCAATGTTCCCACAGGCGCAACCGGAACAATGTGTGTAATAAACCAAACAACAAGCACGACAACATTGATTATTGCATTGGCAGACCAAAATCAATTGATTGCGTCTTCCGTTATTCGTCAAGCCACAACGCGGGATTTGTTTGTACACGGAAGAATAACAATTGCGGGAACAACCGGAAATGTTCAATTCACATTTGCAAGCGCAACCGCCGGGCAAACATCAACAATTTTTGGCAGCAGAACATCATCAATAACATTCATAAAAATTCCGTGATGATTAAAGTAAACAACATAAACGGAACGCCGGAATACGAACCAAAAGATTACGTTGGTATTCATTCAGATGACAAATTCTTTTATTTTTTTGAAACACCTGAAGAATGTGATAAATTTTACACAGAAATCCCCACAAATCCGGAATGGAAAAAAGAAGAAATTGAACAACAGGCGGAAGAATTAATGGACAAAGCGTTGGAACAAAATTGGTATTCCCGGTTTGATGTCCAATTTTATGCGCAGAAAGGTGAACCACAAGCAATCAAAGTATTGAAATATTATGAAAATTTGTGGCGTATAATTGAAGACAATTTTTCAAACGGAAATTATGATTTCAAACTTCCTGAATATGACATTGATTAAATTGATTGCCGCAATCAAATTTTGTTTGTTTGTTTTTCCGTATGCCTTTTACAAGGCGACACATAAAGACACGTTGACGTTCAAAGAATTTGTTTCAACGCACGCGGAAGAAGTGACCGGGGGAACTTTTGCCGGCGCAACGGGAATCTTTGAAATTTTTTGGTTGAGCAAATCCGAATTGCACGACATATATGTTGGAATCCTGAAGGCCTTAATTATGTCCGCCGTTGGTTATTTTTCAGCGTGGGCCGTTAAAAAATTGACCGCGTGGATAAAGAGCAAGTCAAAGTAAGCAAAGACATTTTTGTTGTTGTTGCCATTTTAGTTGTTGTCATATTGTGTTTGGTTGCATTAGAAAGATGCGGCACAAAACCGATTGTCAAAACAAAGGTGACATACATCACCAAACACGACACAATCCGGATTGTTGATGTGAAAATTAAGCCGGTCCCAAGATACATTGTGAAACACGACACAACGGAATTAACATATAAACTTCCTTCAGACACAACGTACAATTGTTTGGACACATTGGTGTATTCAGACACAATAAAAAACCCAAACGGCATTGTGTTTCTGAATGAAAAAATAAGCAAAAACGCAATACAAGAAAGGATTTTGCGGGTTGATTGTTTCAACACGGACACAATAATAAAAATTGAAAAGGAAACAATTATCCGGAAAAATGCATTAGTCAAAGTCATTCCGGGAATATTTGCATGGGGCAATCCGCGCGGAATGTGGGGTGCGGGAATCAATTGTCAATTGTTGTTTGCGGACAGATACTTGTTGGGCGGAGCGTATGACATAAAAAACCAAGGTATTCAAGGCAATTTTGGTGTAAAAATATCAATCAAAAAAAGATGAAAAAAATACATTCTTCAAAGACAATATGGTCCAATATTTTGTTGTTTGCGTTGTTGTTTGTTCCTGAATTAAACCACGATTTTTTCCGGTCTGTTGGGTTAAATGAAAAAACCACCATTGTTGTGGTTGCATATTTGACAAAAATATTGGTTGTCCTCAACATTTTATTGCGTTTCAACACAAATAAAAAATTGGAATACCCGAAATGGAAGCGTTGAAATCAATGGTCAACATTGCGGCGTCACAAGTTGGGGTAAGGGAAGAAGGGGGGAATAATCAAGGGCCGCAAATTGTAGAATACCAAAAAGCAACATGGTTGAAACCGGCGGCGTGGCCGTGGTGCGCGGCCTTCGTTTGTTGGGTGATTCGCGAATGGTTGACCCGGGACATCAACGCGGCGGACAATATTGGAATCACAGAAATAGAACAATGGCGACCCAAGACGGCAAGCGCATATGATTTTATCAATTGGGCCAAAGAAAGAAATTTGCAAGTGTTTGACAGGAAAACACCGGCAAAATTGGGGGATATAGTTGTGTTTGATTTCAGTCACATTGGAATTGTGGAAGCAGACCAAAAACCCAATTCAAAGATAATACAAACAATTGAAGGCAACACAAACGGCAAAGGGGAACGGGATAGTTTGGCGGGGGACGGCGTTTGGAGAAAAAAAAGGGGAACAAATTTGATACGCGCATACATACGAATAGCATGACGAAAACAGAAATTTGCAGAAAATACCGGGCCAAACATCCGGATATGCAACTTAGGACATTGGCGAAACTAATTTACAACAAGGAATCATTGATGTTTGCCAACGTTGAATCCGTCCGGTCCACGTTAAAATACGTTACGGGCAAAAGTGGAGCAAAAGACAGAAAATACATACCGGCGGAAGACGTTGAACCAATGCGGGAAAGCAAACCATTGGACATTCCAATGCCCGATAGTGATGACCTGAAGCCATTTGTCCTTCCTGTTGGGTTCAACAATTTTGTGTTGGCGGGTGATTTTCACATCCCAAATCACCGGGTAAAGCCAATACAAGCAATGGTGAATTATTCCAAAGAAAACGGAATCACGCAATTATTCATCAACGGGGATTTTCTTGACAATACCCCATTCACCCGTCATTTGCGCAAACCAATTGGGAAAACCGATGTGTTTGATTTCTTTCAAATGGCGGAAGACATGTTGATGTATTTGAAACAATTTTACAAAGAAATCTATTGGTTGGAAGGAAACCACGATTTTTGGTACACAAGGTGGTTGATAAGTAAGGCCCCGGAATTGTTTGGGGACCCGCATTATGATTTGGAAACGCGTTTGAAATTGATTGATAAAAAAGTAAAATATATCAAGCAAGATTATTTGGTGAAGGCCGGACACCTGAACATTGTTCACGGCCACATTGTATTGCGCGGCGGGGGGTATGCAAACGCGGCCCGTCAACTTTACCTGAAGACGAAAGCAAACACAATATGCAGCCACGTCCACGTTGAATCAAGCCACACAGAACCGGACCTGAACAATAAGATGACCACTACATTTACAACCGGATGCATGTGTACGTTAGAACCGGAATATCAACCATACGGCGGGAAAGCGTGCCACGGATTCGCGCACATCAAAGTTGAGCGCAACGGAAATTTCAAAGTCAGAAATTACAGGATTGAAAACGGAATCATATATTGATGTTCACCTTTACTTTTGAAGTTGTTGGCGACGTGATAAAATTTAGTGACACCCAAATTGGGGTGATTGCAAACAATTATCCCGCCGCAATCAAGAAAGTGAAATCATTAAAACTTCCGGAATTCCGCGCATATGATGACATCACAGAAATGTTGAAATTAATTTCCGTTGAAGAATGGGAAGGGGGTACGGATGAAGACGATTTGGAATTGTAAATAAACCCCAAAAAATGGGGTTCAAATCTTAACTGAATGTAAAAAAAGGGGAGCATTTGCCCCCCCTTCGTTGTTTGTGCGGGAAAAATTACATTGCGTCTTTCTGAACCAATATCATTTCCATTCCCAATGCGTCCGCAAGGCGTATGAAATTTTTGGTTGAAAAATCCTTTTTGCCTTCTTCATATAGTTTGATTTGGTGCGATTGAATGTCACACAATTTCCCCAATTGATAATGATTCAGGCCTTTTTGAATCCTAAGTTGTTTGATTGTTTCGTTCATATGTCAATATTTTGGCATTTTACCCACTTTGACAACTTTGTACGTAAACCGGTTGGGGGAAATTTCAACGGAAGAAATTTTCCACCCGTACGTCTTCCGAAGCGACATAATGGTGTCCGCCGGATTGTTTTTGAAAAACCGGCGTTGCAGTTGATACACGGATGATTCGCGGCGTTCCTTCAGAAACGTTGCAATTGACAAAATTTTGCTTGCCTTTCTTTTTTTTGTTTGCATATTGTTTTGTTTAGTGATTGATGATTGATAACGTGGAAATGACAAAGGTATCATACAAAAAATGATTTGATACGTTGTTTCAAAATGGAAAAAAACGTGGGTTGTTTACGAATTGCTTTGAACTTGATTTTTGTTTGTCCTGAATTCTTTGTCCAATTCCTCATAATTTCATTTTGAGCGCGGCGGACGTTCCGAATGATTTGCGCATTGGAATGGCCGTTGTCTGAAAACACCCAAGTTGATTCAGATTTGTCATACACAAAATAATTTTGAACAATGAAGGCCCGCATTGTTGCTGAAGATACCTTGTTGTGTTTGTACAAGGCCTGAATTGTGTGAAATTTTGGGTTGTTTTTTACATGTTCAATAAGGGTTGCCAAACGTTGTTTGTAATCATTGCGAATTTGTCTTTTCATGATGTTTTTGTTTTATTTACGGCAAAAATAATAATATTTTTATAGTACCAAAAAAATAATGTTAAAAATGCCCGTGTGTGAAAAACATAATAAATATTATCCGGCGGATTCAATATGTGTTGAATGTTGGCGGACTAAAAAACAACCATTCAAGAAAAAATTTTATGCAGCCAATCCCACACGATTGAATAATTTGCGGAAACGGGTCAATTCAGAATTCAGTAAATTAATCAAATTGATGTATGCGGCCAAAGGATATGCGCATTGTTTCACGTGCGGAAAGTTGGTTGGGACATCCGGATTGTTTGGAGCGCATTGCGGCCATTATTTCACCAAATCAACATATTGGGGAATGGCGTATGATGTGCGAAATGCCGGAATACAATGTTTCAATTGCAATGTCAACAAACAAGGGGACATCCCGGCCATGCGTCGCAAATTGATTGAAATATGGGGTGAAGAAGAAATCAAAGAATTGGAAGACCAAGCACATGAATTCTTCCAAAAAAAGAAACAAAAATTTGTTGGATTGAAACCGGATGAATCATTTTTACGTGAAAATCTGAAAATAATTCAATTGAAAATCAAAGAGTTAGCAAATTAGATAATTTTTTAACAATTTAGTACTTGACATTGTTATTTTTTTAGTAATCTTTGCATCATGAATAACGCAAAACAAAACACAATGGAAAACACAAAACCACTTTACGAATCCCCTTCAAGGGAAAGAAATTTAGAAAAGTATGGCGAACAAGGGGAACAATGTATTTGCTGCGGCAAGTTAATGAAGGAAGGCGAAAAGTTGTACGTCCATATGAATACTAATTGGGAAGCAGTTAATCCGACAATTAGCGAAGAAGATTGTTTAGAGATGACAGGCGCTGAATCTCAGGGTTCTTATCCAATTGGAAACGATTGCGCCAAAAAAATGTTAGGGTTTACTTTTTTAGCATAAAAAAATCGGGGTGCAGTATCCGACCAACTGCAATTTTTTAATCACAAAACAAAACGCTTTAACTTATGACTTTAATTGAGGCAAAAAACAACGGATATAAAATCGTAATACTTAATGGATTTAAGGAAAGCATTGATTACGTAATGAGTTTAAGCAAAGTAACTTGGGTTGGAGAAACTAAAAGCGATGATGGTTATTCAATGATTCAATGTTATGTTTGCTAACTATCTGCAATTTTTTAATCAAACACAACACACCATGACACAACAAATCACAATTTACAAAGGCAAACAAGCCGACACATTTGATTTCAGCAATCCAATTGAAGCACAATCATTCTTCCATGAATTGTGTGACCAACACAACATTCCGGATGAAGACATAAGCAAAACCCCGCAACAATGGGAAACCACCTTTATTGGACATGATGTAATTATCGTATTCACAAAAATTCAAATACCATGAAAATTTTTATCATCAATTTTTTGTTTTACGTCCTGTTGGGCGTGGCAATACGGGCCGCATTGATATACGCCGGTTATGAGTGGGAAACCACCGGAAAATTTACCGAATTGACAATATCAATTGGGTTGTGGACGTCCTTCATTTTTTTAATTCTTAAAACTTTGACCGATGATGTTCAGAATTGAAATATGGATGCCCGGCGGCACAAAACCCGAAATTGTTGAACATTATTCATTTGCAACAATTGCCCGTTCAAGGTTTGAACAAATGATAAAACATTACAATATTGACCCGTCCACATTATTTTTGGACCAAAATACCAACAATATATTTGCCGGGACCAAGGGTGACATATACATATGTATGATATGGATTTCTAATGAAGAAAATGATTGCGCATGATAGTCAGGTTAAAAAAAGAGAATTTCAACGCATTATGCAGAGCAATCAAACCAACATTGATTCGTCCAATATTGCTAAATACATACATAATTGGTGAAGAAACATATTATGTATTGCATGTCAAAAAAAATGATTTGTTGGGCCTTCTTCAGGCAACAACAACACAAAACGATTATTTCAAACAATTATCAATCACATTAAAACAAATTAGGCCATGAGAATTGCAACAACAAAAGAAACCAAACATTTGTATGAAGAAGCATTCCAAACGTTTCAGATTCCTTATTCCGTTGAATTTTACGAATACGACAACAAGAAATTTGTTATGTTTGAATTTGCTGAAGACGGAATTGAACCAAACAAAAACGTTCAAAACATAATGCATTATTTTATGTACAAGGTGTTTTTTCAGAAACAGGAAATTGCCGAATTACACGAAAAATTAATCAATAACACATACGAAAAAATCAAAAAATCAAATTTATGAACAACTTACATTTCGCTCCAGGCGCAAATTATTATCCCGCCCCACCTCATGCATTGCTATATGGCATATACGGAAATTTGGTGTTGGATATTGACAAATTTGAACAACAGGAAGGTCACATGACATTGCAATTTGGCAAAGAAAAGTATTATTTGACCATAGACAACAAAACCACCAAATTCAAAATATCCGGAAACGACGTATTCCCGGACGGGTTGAGAGCATTTGTTAAAGAAGACGGAACGTTGACGGCGGACATTTACTTTAACACCAACATTTTGTTGGATTGGTCCAAAGGAATCAAAAAATTGCGTTTCACGTTGCGCAAATCCAAGAACGGAAATTTTTATTTGATGTTAAACACCAACAAAAAAGAAGAACAAACACAGGATATTCCATTCTAATTTCTAAATTTGCTAAAATTTTAACCATGAAAAAAACACAAACACAAAAAAGGGGGATTGATGTATATGATTCCCTTAGAACACCCGACCAACGGGCATTGAAAACAATTGGCGGCGGACGTCTGAAGGGGATGACCGACATCAAACCACAATGGCGCATCCAAAGAATGACGGAAATATTTGGATTGTGCGGATTTGGTTGGAAGTATGATTCCCCCACATTCACATATCAAACAATTGGTGATGAAACCAATGTCATTTGTGTCACTAATTTGTATATAAAATTGGACAATGAATGGTCCGCGCCCATTCCCGGCGTTGGGGGTTCAAAAGTAGCAACAAAAGAAAGGACCGGCGTGTATGTATCCGACGAAGCGGAAAAAATGTCTTTGACGGATGCATTAAGCGTGGCAATGAAATCAATTGGTGTTGCCGCCGACATTTACATTGGTTATTCAGATTCAAAATATGACAATGAGCCGGTAAAACAACCGGAAGTTGAACCAATTGAATACAATGGTTTCAAAATTGACGTTGATGACCTTCAGGGCCTTGAAATACTTTTGGATAGCATTACATCCATTGAAGAATTGAGGGGCCTATATGCGGCTAAATTTGCAAAATTGAAAGGGGGTCATTGGGTGGAATTATTTACGGCAAGGGCCAAGGCAATTTCCGGGGAATAAAACAGGCCACAAATTAATTTTTGCAAGGCAATTCAATATTTTTGTCATTGGAAGTGCAATTCCATATTGTAAAACATATACGGGGGTGGGGTAGGTGGTTGCACACATCTACTTCCACACCCCATTTTTTTTTCAATGAATACAGGGTGGATAAAAATTGACCGGGCCATTACGGAACATTGGATATTTGATGACCCGTGGAAATTTCGCGCATGGATTGATTTGTTATTGCTTGCAAATCATGAAGACAAATTGGTCAATATTGACAATGTTGTATATAATTGTGGACGGGGTGAATTGTTGAGGTCATACGATAGTTTGGCGCGACGTTGGCGCGTGGAACGTAGCAAAATAAGGCGTTTTCTCTTATTGTTACAGGACCATGACATGTTGCGTATCAAAAACGAAAAAAAAACGACACGCATAAGTATCTGTAAATATGAGAGTTACCAAGGTGAGCGAAACGCAGATGAAACGCAGATGAAACGCAAACGAAACGCAAATGAAACGCAAGTGAACACAAACAAGAATGTAAAGAATGTAAATAATGAAAAGAATATTATTTATGGTCCTTCGGATTTCCTGAATGATTTGATTTCAATTGGTGTTGAAGAAAATTTGGCGAATGATGTAATTGAACACAGGAAGAAATCAAAAGGGATATTCACCAAACGTTCATTCCAAGGATTGAAAAAAGAACTTGATATTTTTGTTGAAACAGAAAAACAACCATATTCATCCGCATTGACATGGTTGATTGAAAAAACAACATGGCGCACATTTACATACGAATATTATTCAAACAAATTAAATTTTCACAAATCAAAAAATGAACATGAGTACAAACAAATCAAAGAATTTGGCGAATTGGATTCAAAGTGGAATATACAAAACGGATTCAACCCGGATTGAACCTAAATGTGACCCCCAAGAATTATTCCAAAACTTCATCCGGATTGCGCAACGTATTCCGGGGGGATATGAAATAAACAAGCAAAATGAACAAATATTGTACAAACTTTGTATGTATTTTTCAAATTCCCCGGAATTGGACCAATCAATTTTGCGTAAAGGAATTATGTTGGTAGGCAATGCGGGTTCGGGAAAAACAACCATAATGCGCATATTTTCACAAATTGTTCCATTTTCAATGTTGTATGTTGATTCAATATGTGACAATGTCAGAAAAGAAGGACAGGAAGCAATTGACCGATTATATTCACGCCCTCATGATGAATTTTGTTATGATGATTTGGGAAGTGAACAAAAAATCAAATTTTATGGTTCCCAAATGGATGTCATGCATGATGTCATTATTAAACGTTGCCGAAATTTGGTGATGCATGGAACCCGGACGCATTTCACCACCAACATGTCAATGGGTGAAATATCCAAATTATATGATTTGCGGGTTGAAAGCAGATTGAACGAAATGTGCAACGTGTTGGTATTGGGCGGAAATAAAGAATACAAAGATTTCAGAAAACAAACATCATGATTGAAAAGGAAATATTGAAATTAAAAAACCGGCGGAAGGCCTTATTGCAAGAAATTGACAAGGCCATTGTTGAAATCAAAGAAATTCATCACACATTGGTGCAATACGAAGAATTCAACCCAAATGACCATGGGAAATATTTTGATTTGGTTGTATTTGATTTGTGCAAAATTTGGAACATCAATCCGTCCGAAATCAAATCCAAATCCCGGCAAATTGATTTGAGCATGAAAAAACACATCATCCGGTGGGTTGCAAGGGAAAAATTGCACATAACATGTGTATTGACAGGAAAATTGACCGGTGTGGACCATTCAAGTGTGATTCATTCATGTCAGGTAGTTGACCAACAACGCCAATTCCCGTGTATTGCCTTCCAACGTTCATGGAAACCAATTCAAGAATACATCAACAAAATCCATTGTCGTTTTCCTGAATTAGCAAACAAAGAAATGTACAAATTGGCCGGGGTCAATTTTTAACAATTTAGATTATTTTTTAACAAATCTATATTTGACATTGTTATTTTTTTAGTATCTTTGCATAAACAAAACACAA